AAGCCAGTGCGGGATCAGAATGTCGGCGCCGCCCTTCTCTTGATATTGAGAAAGATTGCGCCGCACGTTCTCATAGCCGAGATGGTCTTTGATTTCGTTCACGCACCAGCGCTCAAACGCAGAGCCTTTGTTGCGCGACATGCGACTCACTTCAAAGCGCCCTGCGCGTCAGTGTCGGAGTCCTGATAAAAATCATCATCAAAGACACGATATTCGCCAGTGCCGTCACATTCCCAACATCTGTCAGGCACGACATCGCCCTCATCCCAGCTAGATGCTACACGCACCCAGCCTGATCCATCACAGTTTTGACATGGTCTCGTTAAAAAAGTCATTTGGCCTTACCTCACCATCACTTGCCAAAAAGATACGCCGCATGGTCTCCGGAGACGGATACCTACTGCCGTCCAATATCCGGCAGATAGTGGCCCTTGACAAGTTGCACTTGTAAGCGAACTTGGCCTGGCTGATCTTCTTTGCTTTTAGATATTCAGATAACGTCATCTTTTTTTTCTACATTGTTGTTGACAGATAGTCAATTGGTGTGCAAATACTGTTGACGAAAGACACGATTAGACACGATAAGGCATGTTATGACGCAAGAAACACCAGAGTACAGAAAAGAGTTTGGCGCTGCGCACGACAGCGCATCAGGCGCAACACAGGACAAATGGGAGTTTGTTCTCAAGCTGTATTGCAGGCACTTGCAAGTGAAGATGCCAATGGCAGCGCGTCCCATGTGCGGTATCGTCGTGCAGGATGGCGCAAACAAAATACTGGGCCTCGACAAGTATCAGCCGCTGATTGGTCAGCAAGATGGCATGAAACAAACCAAGGCCATTGCAGAGGCCATGCAGCGCTTCAACAAATACAAGCCACGCACATGGGATGACGGCAAGGATGCTGAAGAGTTTGAGGCGTTCAAAGACTATATTCCAGACATGATCTTACATGCCGCAGAAGGTGTGCGTGAGGCGTTCAAACACGCCAACATGATTGAAGGTGAATATCAACGCTGGCACAACGAGCCAAAGATTGATGTGCCGATCATGCTTTACCAAGACTATTCCGGTGGTGGCAAACAGACCGATCTGAAAGCCAAGCCGCCCCTGCGCAACCCACCTAAGAAGGACGGCACCCGTTCTTGGCGCGTGCCAAAGGTGGAAGGCATCACACCCACAGCGCAGCAACAAATTCAGCAAGCCGTCTATTACAAAGCCACAGGTGAGCCACCGTCGCTGCTGTATGTCAGTGCGTCAGGTTACTACATAGCCGACGCCGATAACTGTGACTTGCTCAAACCAGATGCTTTGGATCGGGCATATGCTGAAGCAGTGCGGTCATGGCAGATCAGTCAGAATTTGTTGAAAGCCGCAAACGGATCATGGCGCACCCTAGCTGGCCTCGTGCAGCCAGACTTCAACGAAATCGCAAGGCGTCATGGCCCATCAATCGTAGACGTAGCCAATCAACTATGGAGGTTTTAATGGCACGCAAAGCAAACCCTGTGAGCATCAGCTTCACAAAAGAAGAACTTATGGCCGGAATCAAGATGGCTGAGTTTGATGTCGTGGGATCGGCAGAACACATCCTTTACGCAATGATGCCGCCAAAGGAAGGCAAGATTTCAACAGATGATTTGCGTGGATATCGCGATGCGATTGACTACTACGTCAAGATGCGCGGTGCGTATGAGCGTAAGTTTGGGGAGATCAAAGATGCTGTCTGATTTGTTTGACACCCCGACCTACAGGCTGGTGCGTAGGGATGACCCTGCCACTAGCCATGACGCCGCAGAGAGCATCGACGCGACGGCCTTGGAAAGCGTAGTAGCCGATGCAATCTGGGAGTTTGGTGCAGCAGGCGCGATTGCTGATGAGGTCTGCAATGCCCTGCCGCATCATGCTTATAACAGCATCACACCACGTTTCAAGCCCCTGAAGGACAAAGGCATCATCATCACTGATGGTAGCAGGCGCAAAGCCAAGTCAGGGCGCGGCCAGATGGTCATGTGGCACAAGGAGTTTTTTCAGGGAGCCACTGATGGATAAGCAACAGATTTTCGATGCAATAGTGAGCCTCAAACCACACCAAAGAAAGGAGCTTGGTATCTATGACTTAAAGGGCATAGGTGATGCTTTGCGGGAGTCTGGCAGAAAAATCTCGACCAGAAGCATACAACGCATGGTCTATGAAGTTCCGGATTTCCCGGTCATCAAAGAGGGCGGCCACAGCAAACGCCAACGAATGTTTTTCAGATTGGCTGATGTTGAGGCTCACTTGGATCGTCAAATTAACGCGCTGAAAAAGCATTTTGGAGAAACCGATGGCAAATGAACCTGTCGATATCGGCACGCCGTATGTCACCCGCGAGGACATGCAAGACAGCATCAATGAATTGTATGTGCGCGTGGATCACCTGCAACGCACGGTAGACAAGAACAACGAGAAGTTAGCTGACATGGAGAGGGCTTTGGCTCTGTTCGTTCACTTAATCTCAGACAAACTTAACATCCAAACAGGAGAAAATAATGAATAAATATCGCACCAGCGCCGGATATGTAGGCGCAATCGTTATCGCAAATATAGGGTTTACCTACATTCCTATGATCCCCTTGCCAGGTGGCGAAATGTTTGCACCCATGAGTTTGCTTGTTGGCTTTGTGTTTGTCTTGCGAGACTTTGCACAGCGCGACTTGGGCCACAAAGTATTCATTCCCATGATTGTAGGCTTGGTTTTAAGTTACCTGCTTGCAAACCCATTTGTGGCTGTTGCCAGTGCGGTAGCATTTGCCATTAGTGAACTGGTGGATTGGGCTGTCTACACTTACAGCGGCAAGCCACTCAAAGAGCGTATTCTTATCTCATCAGCAGTTAGCACACCGGCAGATAGTGCGGTGTTCATGCTCATGCTTGGCTTCTTTAGTTGGTATGGGTTTGTTGTGATGGTGGTGAGCAAAATGCTTGGCGCCTTAGCAGTTTACTACATGCTCAAGAGGAAAAGTGATGCGTCATTCGTATAGGGTTTGTTTTGCACGTTTGTGTCCTGTCGATGATTCTACCATCCGCTACGTGTTGGAGTTATGGTCACCTCGCAAGGTCTTGGTTGAAGATATTCAAGCTGCTTGTGTTGGAAATCACGAGCCAATTTTCCAAGAGGACTTGGCGACGTTTCTCTCTCAAGAATTTTTGTTAGAGAGTGGGCGTCTGACCGCAACCCACAACACTGTCGAAATCGTTTCGGAGTGGGAATCACTGTGATTCACTATCACGGCACACCAATGACGCCAAAAGAGATGTTGTACCGCATGGCTGGGAAACATTTGTGTGTGAGTTTTGCCAACGCATATCAGGCAAAAACTTGCATGGAAATCGGACAATCAGTCATGTGGGACAACGGTGCATTCACAACCTACACGCAAGGCAAACATCTTGACCGCACCAAACTTTATCATTGGCTTGAGAATAAAATAGCACACCCACATTGGGCTGTGATTCCAGATGTCATTGGTGGAGATGAAGAACAGCAGAGAAATTTGCTTTCGGAATGGCCGTTTGGACCGGAGTTTGGAGCGCCTGTCTGGCACATGGATATGTCTTTTGACTATCTGATGTATCTCACAGATCACTACTCCAAGATATGTTTTGGCTCCAGCGGTGAATATTGGAATGTTGGATCAGATGCTTGGTGCGCTAGGGCAGACGCAGCGTTCAACAAACTAGCACAGAAACATCAAAGAATGCCTTGGATACATATGCTCAGAGGCTTGTCTCTAGCCGGTGAACGTTGGCCTTTTGCGAGTGCTGACAGTGTAAATGTATCACGCAACTTCAAAGATTACGGTCGATGCCCAGAGCACATGGCGAGAAAAATTGATGGCGTCCAAACACCATTGTTTTGGGAGCCACACCCTGTACAACAGTCAATGTTTGGGAGAGAAATATGACAGACCTAAAACCAACAATGGCCCTAGTCGCTGAGTTGAACGACACTCATGGCGTGAGACAAAAGGGCGGCAAGAAGTACACCCAGGTGGTGCATCGGATGGAAGCGTTTCGTCAGGTGCATGGCACTGACTTTGGCGTAGACACACACATACTGGTAGACGACGGCCAGCGTGTTGTCGTCAAGGCCACAATACACAACATGGATGGCACGATTGTCGGCAGCGGCATGGCAGAGGAAATCAGAGGACAGGGCAACGTCAACAAGACATCAGCCTTAGAAAACTGTGAGACATCTGCCATTGGGCGTGCCTTGGCATCCCTTGGCCTTGCTGGTGGTGAGTATGCGTCCGTTGATGAGATAGATGCAGCACACAGAAAGCATGACACCATCAACGAAAACATCATTGAGCTACAGCGGCAAGCTGAAGTCTTCCTGCCAGAGTTCGATCAGAAGGGCTTCAACGATTGGATGAACAGTGAGTTCACCAAAAAGTGGATGCAGGTCGCTGGGCGCGAACACCCAGACATCTATCAAGAAATCAAAACCGCATGCCAAGATAAGAACAAGGAGTTCAAAAAGAATGGCTAGACGCTATGAAACCATCACTTACATCAAGCTTTTTGCAAACACTGATGCTAAAGCAAAGGCACAGTATAGCAACGGCAACTGGCAACCTTATTCGTTTGAGTCGAAAGCTCCTGCTGACATCATGTTCAGAGAGGGCCAGCGCCACCAAGTGTCGATGTTCGTCAACGAGGACAATACTATCTCTATTCGTATCTCAAGAGTTACCGAATACGAGGGTGAGGACAGTATCGCTGACGGCATATCACAAAGGGCCATGAAGCCTATCGGCAACGTCATCAGTGCCAAGCACGCTGCGCCACAAACCAAAGGAGAGGACGATGACCCAGATATCCCCTTCTAGCGCCATTCTAAGCCCCCGTGAGGCGGCTCTGATACTATTCGGTACTGACAAGCGCTCCAAGGTGCAACACCTGCGTAGCCTGCTTCAAAAGGGCGTTATCAAGGGATACCAGTTTCAGGGCAGGTGGTACATCACTGCAACAGAGATAGAGAGGATCACAGATGGTGGGGCCGACCTTTCTGATTATACCGCGTAACGATGGGGTCACGGTCAGCATTGACGGAGTTCTTAGAACCAAAGAGATGAACGCCACACAAATGCTGAACCTCGCGTTGCAATGTCTCAACGCCGGATTGGAGATGAAGAGAAATGAAGAAGCGCAGCAAACAGAAGACACGGAGGAGGAGCCTTCCATTTAACTGCGCCCGATGTCAGAAGGCTTGTGACTATACCCATGATGATTGGGTGTCACTTGCCTCTGGCGAGGATATCTGCTGGGCGTGCTACACCAGCAAGACTAAGTAATCACATCCTACGCTTTGGCTTTTTGCCAGCCTTCTTCATCGCTATAGCTGTAGCTGCTTGCTTCTTGGCCTTGGCACTCTTCTTCTTCATGCCGCCGCCTGGTTTCATCTTTCCATAGTGTCCTGGCATTATGCTTTTCCCTTCTTGGCTTTGTTGCGTTTGGATATTGCTGCCGCCTTCTTCCTAGCGTCAGCCTTGCTGCTTGCACCCCATGCCCTGAGAGAAAGCAGAAGCCTGGTAGGTTTGCCCTTCGCATCTCGTTCTGGCCCCTTTGCATTGCCCATGCGTGCTAGAAAACTAGCCCTGCGTGGGTTGTCCCCACTCTTTACAGGGCGCTTCAAGTTTGCACCTGTGGTTCTTTTGAAAAAGTCCCTGCCCTTCTGGTTTAAGCCACCTTTGGGATTTTGAAACCTTTTAGCTACCATCTGCGACTGCCCGAATCCTATCACTGATGCGCAAAGCACGATGCGGGGTTTGTTCTTTTGCCCAGCGACTATCGAGTATTTCGTCAGCCAAGGCTGACCAGTTGCCTTCGTTTGCAAACGCAACAGACTTTTTGAATTTGCTGAGAGTAGGCCGACCAAGCTGGAACGCCATGTTTGCCAAGCAAAGCTGTATCTCTTCTGGCATATCGTCAAAGTCCTTGAAGATTATGCGGCAATCATCAATCGTAACGTCTATATCACTATCAAACGCTTCATTGATTCGGTCGTCACTGACCTCTGTGCCAACCGGCAGGGGCCATTCAGGATCATCCAGGGTCACAAGGTGTCCGATCCCCAAAGTTTTGTGCCCAAGAGAGCATAAATACAGAGAGTTTACGCGTCCCTCGTCGCTGGCAATCTGTTCGCGTAGCACTTCTAAATTCATGCCCTTGCTTTCTTCTTTTTGCCCTTGCGCAGCTTGGCAAAGTCAGCGCCAGTGATCTTGTTGCGTGGCGCAGCAACCTGTGCAAGTTTCTTTTGCTTGGGAGAAAGTTTCTTACCAGGCATCATGTTCTCCTTTTACGCTTTGGCTTTTTCAACAAAGACTCAAGCATTTTGGCTTGCCCCGCGTGTGCTTTGGATGCACCGCGCAGCTTCTTGGCAACGGTCTTCACCTTTGCCTTTGTGGCTTTCTTCATCATGCTTTCTTGCCTTTCTTTTTACGCAGCAAGTCGGCGTCTGCCTTTCTCGCCCCGCCCTTGCCCGTGGCAAACGAACGAACACGACCGGCCGCCCACTGATGCGCAGTCT